ATCTGCGCTTCCAAGTTTTGCAATCTGCCTTTTTAACTCATTAACACGGTCAGTATAATAATGACTAACACGTGTAGCTTCTTTCACTCCGTCAATCTTATTGATAAAGTCAAGCTGACCACTCTGTGCAGCTCTTTCAAGTTTACTGTCTTTCTTTACCGTTCCACTTCCTCGTAACGCATCACTTTTCTTTGCTGCATTATAAAATATTTTTGCACCCATTTTGGAGACTGGTTCGCCCCCAATGGAACTCACGCTTCCTCTGCCACCCATTTAATCACTTCTTCTTTCTTCTTCTCAAAATTTGATTTATTATCTTTATTTTATGATCTGCATCAGCAAAGTCGGCAACTTGCGAAGAACTTTTACTCGCTGCAATTCTTGCAAACTTCTGATACGCATCATTCGATTTGTTCTTTAATTCGGACTTTTCTTTCTCTAATTCAGATGTTTTCTTTTTTGAATATTTTGCCACTTCTTCACTATAAGATGATCTATACGTTCCACCTATACTATTTGCTCCTGTCTCTCCTTTGTGTGACTTTCCGTTTACATCTGTGTATTCATAATATTTTGCTCCAAGTCGAAGACCGCTTATCTTTGCATCGTTGTGCTGTGCATTATCTTCTATTTTTCTTTCTTGTTTCTTTGTAAGGAGTGGCCCACCGATTCCACTACTTGATCCTCTACTGCCCATTTTTCTTCCTTTCCGTCAGTGATTCTCCAAACGATTTAATCTTTACTATGTTGCCCTGGCACTCATCCGGAATCATTCCGTAAAAGATGATTGTTTCCGGCTGAAGCCTTGACATCATTTCATTGTATCCATCAAGAAAGAGTTTCTTTCTCTCTTTGCTGTTCATCACACCAACACTGGATACCGCAACAACTCCGCCCACCGGCTCTCCGTCAAAGCACCAAGAGAATGATTCTTTATCACTCCAACTGATTGTAGGTATCACATCAATCCCGTTCATCTGCATATAAGCACCAATCCAGTGCTTTCTAAAATGGTTATACAACTGTAATGCTTTAGGGAAATCTGTATACGTGCTAAAGTCCGGACTCATTACACACTTGAAGTCCTGTAACATGTTGATGTAAGTATCTGGCTGCGTCCATAATCTGTTAAACTGGTAATCGTCAATAAAGAAATGGATTCCATGATCTGCTCTATCCTTACAGCTTTTCGCATAGTTGAATGATAGGAATTCGCATGGATTGTATGATGTAGATTCTATCTGTGGAATTCCATATTCGCCAACACCATCAAACAGCATCTTCTGTTGATTCTCGTAGTTCTGTGTACTTCTATACATAGAAAAATCCTCACACATTCTATAGTCTATATGACTATTGTAACTGTGTGAGGATTTTGTGTTGTACCCATCTTACAAATTAATATCTTCTTGTTCCATGTTCCAATCTTTAAGTTCTATACATAACTTATACGGACCACCATCTTTGGTTGCCAATACCTCATTCATAATAAGTTGATATGTATACCTGTTCCCATATAAGTCCTGAAATCTCAATTCTGCTTTTTTCTCCCCTACATAACGCTTCGCTGCAATGCTCTCATCCTCTACATTTATTCCAGACGCAATGTCAATAAATTCATAATCCCCCTCTTCTATCGCTTCACTTATAATCCAGCCACGTTTTTTTCCTTCTATATTCATCTTAACTTTTAATGCCGGCCCTCGTCCAATATTTTTTATTTGCAACACATAATCGTTGTCTGAATAAACCTTTTCATGTTCTAACAATATTAAATTGCATCCTTTTTTCGCTGCATCTTCACTATTTTCAAATTCTGTTTTGTGAACTTTTTTAATAACAAAATAGGGTTTTACTGCTTCGCGTCTGTTGAGTTCAACCTGATCTTTCAATTCTTGTTTCTGAATCTCATAATCTTTTCTATCTTTTTCTTGCTGTAATTGAAATGTCCAT